ATGAGTACATTAGAGAGCGCAAAAAAAAGCCAGAAAGAATCTGACTGGCACAGGGCCGATATCGTTGCAGCTCTTCATAAGCAAGGATGGTCGTTGCGTCGTCTGTCCCTGCATCATGGTTACAAAAGCGCCGGGGCTTTGAAGAATGCCCTAGATCGCCCATGGCCAAAAGGCCAAAAAATCATCGCTGATGCTATCGGGATCTCTCCCGATGAGATATGGCCCACTCGTTATCATAAAGCATTTTCAGGTGAATGGAATTAAGCATATGAACCAGATTAACCTGAAAACGCATTATACCGCTCAGGAATTAGCTGATTTGCGGCTTCCTGGATTACCTGAAACCAGGCCTGGAATTGTTGCAAGGGCCAAAAGCCATGGATGGGATTCACGAGCAAGGGCTGGTCGTGGAGGTGGAAACGAATATTCGATTGATAGTTTACCTAACGAGGCCCAGAACGCTCTTAGGGAAAAAATATATCAATCGGTCTTAGCGAATAAGACGACGATGGTGGTCGATCGTTCAAGTGATATTAAGAGCCTAAAGCCACGTAGGGAGCTGACGCTGATTCGTCAATGTCCTGCATTGCTGGAGCGTGAAGTGAACTCACTTACAGTGAAGCAAAAGCAAATCGCAGATGCCCGGGCGGTATTGGCCATGGAAGTCGAAAAGCTCCGAGATGCGGGTTTGTCACGCACAGCAGCGGTTAATTTCGTATCCATGGGTTCACGCAAAGGAACATTACCGGAACATCTGATGAAAGCCTCTGAGCTGGCCAATGCCCGTAAAGGCAGCAGTCGTGCTGGCGTCGGTACCCGCAGCCTTCAGGAATGGGTCAGCGTTTTTGAGTCAACGAAACCAGGTATCGAGCGTATGGCCATGTTGGCTCCCGGTCATCTTAAAGCGAAGAAACCAGAGCAGATTAAGTGGCTTCCTGACTTCCTGGCTCACTGGCGCAGTCGCAAAGGTCCTTGTCTTACTGAGGCGTACCGAGATTTTAAAGCCGAATGGACAGCTCTCTATGCTGACCAACCGGCAATGATTGCGGCGTGCCCCTCCTATGACGCGGTACGCCGGGCGATGGAGAAGTTGCCGCGCCGGGAGAAAGCGCGTGGCCGTGTCAGTGGTTCTGCTGCGCTGGCTTATGAATGTTTCCAGAAACGCGACTGGTCACAAATGCCGGTTAATGGTTGCTGGATTGCGGACGGTAAGTCTTTGGAAATGAAGGTCGCTCACCCCGATCATGGCCGCCCGTTCACACCCGAGCTGACCCTGATTATTGATGGCCGGACACGCTTTGTCGTTGGCTGGAGCCTGGCATTATCTGAAAGCGTTATCGCGGTGGCCGACGCTTACCGTTACGCCATGCGCCACTTTGGTAAGCCACTGTTTGTGTACTCCGATAACGGTGGTGGTGAAACCAACAAAACGCTTGATGCTGACGTGACTGGTATTTTCAGCCGCCTGGGTATTGAGCACCCGACCAGCATACCCGGACGTCCTCAGTCTCGCGGGATCATCGAGCGTCTGAACAAAGGGATACCGCGCCGTGTGGCCATGCAGTTTGACACTTTCAGCGGCGACAGCGCCGACCGTGAGCACGCCCGCATTACGGCTCGTGCTATTCAGTCGGCCGTCAAAGCGCAGGAGAACGGCCGCGAACTAACACCAGTACAGCGTACTGCTTTGGGAAAACTCCCTTCGTGGCAACAGCTGCTTGACGCCATCGCTGAGGAAGTGGACGTCTACAACAATACCCACGAACACAGCGAACTGCCCAGGCGAAACGGTAAACATCTGACTCCAGCAGTGTACCGCCGGGCCGTTCTTGAGCTCGAAAGTGATGAAACAGAGTATTTGACCGACGTTGAACTGCGAGAAGCGTTCATGCCCGAAATGGTGCGTACCGCGCAGCGCGGCTGGCTTCGTCTGTTCAATAACGATTATTTCTCTGAGGAATTGATCCAGGTAGACAGCGAAGATGTGCGCGTGGCCTTCGATATCCACGACCCGCAGTCCGTCATCGTGCGCCGGATGGATGGTTCTTATGTCTGTACTGCAATCTGGAACGGCAATAAACGCGCAGCGATTCCGGTCAGTGCAATGGATGTTGCTGTTGAGAAACGCCGTCAGCGTCGTATGAAACGCGTTGAAGAGAAAGTCCAGGAGATTGAAGCCGAGGGACGCTCTGTGTTGCCGGGGCAACGATTCGATGATTTGAGCAGTTTTATCCCGGCTGAATATACCGTTGAAAAAGAAGAAGAGCCTTATTTCTTCCTTGAGACTGACCGCGATGAATATCTGAAAAAAATCGGTAATACCCGGTAAGAGAGAGAAAATATGAGCATACATGCAGAACTGAATGACCTGATGACCCGCAAAGGCTACAGCCAGACACAGGTAGCTCGTGCCATTGGCAAAAGTGCCGCCACTATTAACCAATATCTGCAGGGCAAATATGCCGGCGATGTTCCTGCGATTGATTCGCTGGCACGCAGCTTTATCAACCGTGAAGCGGAAAAAGAAAAATCGCAAAAAATCACGGCTCGCTTTGTTCCGACGGTGACTTCCCGCAAGGGTATGGAAGTTATCCGATATGCACATCTCGATGGCGATCTTAACGTAATCTTCGGCGCGGCTGGCCTTGGTAAAACCATGATTCTGCGCGAGTACGCAGCACAGCATCGTGATGCGTTGCTCATTGAGGCCGACCCGGGATATACCGCCCGCGTGGTCCTCGAGGAACTCTGCGGCCTGCTGGGGATCAGCAAGCGTGGCAACATGCACGAACTTAGTGAAGCCTGTATCGCGGCTCTGCGTGACTCCGGTCGTCTTCTTATGGTCGATGAAGCGGAAAACCTGCCATATCGTGCACTGGAGACCCTGCGCCGCATCCACGACAAGTCGGGTATTGGCATGGTTCTGGCGGGAATGCCGCGTCTTATTATCAACCTGAAAGGGAAGCGCGGCGAGTACCAGCAGCTGTATAGCCGCGTAGGCTTTGCTCTCTGTATCGGTGATTCCCTGCCGCAGAGCGATATCACTGATATTGCGGTCAGTATGCTGCCTGGTGCAGGTAAAGAAGACGTCAGTGAGGCGCTGTTTAAGGCAAGCCACGGCAACGCTCGCCGGCTATTCAAACTGGTACGCGGCGTCAGCCGTCACAGTGAGATCAGTGGTAATGCCGTCAGCGCTGGCGCGGTACGTAAGTTTGCCGACATGCTGATTAATTAGGGGGAGCCATGGCCAAAATTGAAATATCTGTAACCCCAAAGGGAAAAGGCATTGATGTTCAGTGCCGCATGATTAAAGACGATAACGACTCAGAACTGGTAAATAAAGCTGCGCGTACTATTCAGGTATCACTCTGCGGTTTTATCCATTCGATTCTGAGAAAGATGTTCGGGACAGTTAAAGATTTATCGACTGCCCCGGTGAAAGGCAATGATTCATTTCATTAATTTTCAGGAGTCACTATGTGCCGTTTACCTATTAACGATCCAAAAATGATGGCCCCGATTAACCGCCTGATGCGTGGTGGCCTGCAGGTTCTGGACATTAACACCCGATTCCGTCGTCCGATTGTCGAAGTAGACCGTCCTTTCGAGGCGTGGCGCGGGAAGGAAGTCGAAATCACCGAGCGCAAAGATGGCAAAAGCTCGCAGGTCAAAATGCTTATCTGGCGCGGGATGCATGTTATCTGGAGGTAGTATGGCTGAAATTGTTTTTACAGTTAAGGAAGTCAAAGGGGAAGTTCATTTATCCGCAATTATATCGGCTGAAAAAACGGATTCCCGTTTGGTTAAAGATACGTCCAATATTATTGCGCCGTTAATGCTGGCTTGTGCCAGCGCTGAAATAGCAAAGTTTTTTCATCATTTAAATGAGGCCCATCATGGATAAGAAAGAAACACAATTTACTGCAGCGACTGTTCCGGCTGATTACTGGATGGATGCCAAAGGCGCGTTAATCCCGGTAAAACTGCTGAAACCCATCGACCTTGCTCGTGATGCTCTGGTCGGTGAGATCGTGACTAAGGCGATTGAGCTCAATAAACTGATGAAGGAATTTAAAGATAATTCCTTTGCTGATATAGCGGCATTCGTAGACCTCTCAGCGAATGAATATGATGTGAAGTTGGGCGGCAAAAAAGGCAATGTCACGCTCTTTACGTTTGACGGTCGCTATAAAATTCAGCGAGCTATGGCTGACCGTCTGGCTTTTGATGAGCGCCTGCAGGCCGCTAAAGAGCTTATCGACCAGTGCCTGGCCGACTGGACCGAAGGCGCACGGCCAGAGTTGAAGGTCCTGATTAACCGGGCGTTCTCAACCGATAAATCAGGTGAGGTTTCTACCGGTGCCGTTCTTGCTCTGCGACGCTATGACATAGACGATCCACGCTGGCACAGTGCCATGACGGCAATCGGTGAATCAGTCCAGATTGTGGCTACCAGCGCCTATATCCGTATTTATGAGCGTGTTGGGGATACCGACCAATATCGTCCTATTGCTTTGGATATGGCGGCGGTCTGATATGAACGCGAATGAGTTTAACCAGAAATATAAATCAGGTACTACCTTCTGGCATCAGCGCCCAAAAGAAACAGAGCGCCGGGCCGTAAGAACTGTTTCAGCGGCTATGGATTTGGAATCCGCGACAGTTGTGGAAATTAACGTAGAGCCCTGGCTTGCAAACGTGAACTCACTTACGCGTCAGGACTAATTAAATCTTAAATGTTTTTTAAATGGCGTAATGCGTCAGGGGATGCTTACGCCCTAATCCCGGACTTCAATTATGAAAATATATTTTGGATTGTTCGGCGTTTTATTTTGCATTGCCTTGTGGGTCGTTGGTATTCACTACGATCTGAAGGTATGGGAACTGTTATTAACCGTACTTAAGGTGGCTTAAATGGGCTTTTATAAAACATCGACAAAAGCAGCGCTTGACGCGTGGGACAATGAAATTCGTCAACGTGCAGAGCTGAAAGAGAAAGCACTTGAGTTTGCAAAAAGATTCGGCGGCAAACCGGTATTTTGCGGTGATGCTACAAACTTCCACTTTCACGGTCTGTCATTCGATGCTGCGCCATTGATTGGCCATAGCAGTTTATGGACACTCTCCCGTTCGCAGAATGGTTACACCCGCGAACCACGAGGTAAGACCCGCATTCCCCGCGAGCGCCGCGAGGAACATCTGCAGTTGCTGGACGCATGGGGTGAGGGTCGTCCCACGGAAAGAATCTCAAGGGAGCCTTACTGGAAAGCTCTGGGCCTTGAATGGGGGATGTTGATCCTGTGTGGCATTACCCACTACCGGGTCGGGGATGTGATTTATTTCAAAACCGCCGCCAGACCATCCCCAGACTCCGGTGCAATCGAAATTGTTGAATCGGAATTTAAAGCCGCTGAAAAAACATTGGGCTCATAACAGGGGGCGATTATGGCTGGATATCTCTGTGTCTCAGGGTGCGAAGTTCTGGATAAGGGTAGTAAGCGCATTTATCACCTTAACGATAACTCCGTTGTAATTGAGCATCCCGATTACCCAGGAAAAGCACGATTTCAATTTTATACCCGTAGCGGTCAGTCAATTCGTAAACCGGCTGATAAAACCGCAATGAAACAAGCCGTAGAACGTCATAAGAAACGCTGGAGATTAGCATGAATACCGAAAACCGTTTTATTACCACCTGGTCAGGTCAGCACTTCTATTTTTGTAATTCAGGCGTTGACGTTATTTATATTGATGATATCGCCCACGCGCTTTCTAACCTGTGCCGGTTTACCGGCCATCTGGATGAGTTCTACAGCGTCGCTCAGCATTCCGTGCTGGCCAGCTATCTTGTGCCGTCTGAGTTTGCGCTTGAAGCTCTCCTGCATGATGCCAGTGAGGCTTACTGCAATGATATTGCTGCGCCGCTTAAAGCGTTACTGCCTGATTATCGCGGTATTGAAAAATGGGTTGAGGGTTTAATCAGCCAGAAGTTTGGCCTTCCTGAAACCATGAGCCCTGTAGTCAAACAGGCTGACCTTATCATGCTGGCGACAGAACGCCGCGACCTGTTTATTGATGACGATTCCGAGTGGGCCATTCTCAGGGGTATTCAGCCGACTAATGAATTTACGATCAGCCCGTTATTACCCCGTCAGGCGCGGAAGCTCTTTATCGATCGCTGGCTCGAACTCAAGCCAGGACATTGATAAAAGATTTTGCACAACAGGTCTATTAATCATTCGAAATAATGAGGTGATTATCATGTGGGATTGGAACAGTAATGGCCCAAAAAAATGGCACCCCGGTTTGAATGGGAATAAATGGAGTGATTGCGAAATAGCCTATCTCATCAAATGTGGTAACAATCTGTCTTTAAATGAATTATCAGTAGCCTTGAAGCGTAGTCGCTACTCAGTTGCAAAAAAACGTCATAGCCTGGGGTTAGAAAAACTGAAAGGTTATAAAGCCTGGGAGGAAGACGAAATAAACTTTCTCAAAAGTAATGCTGGGTCAATGGCACTTACAGATATTGCAAAAACGTTAGGGCGTAGCCTGAAATCTGTACAAGGTAAGGCCACATACATGAAGTTATCCCTTTTGCGTATCGGAGAAAAACACTCTGCTGCCATATACAGCGATGAGGATGTATTGCTTTGTCGTGAGCTCCATTCTGCTGGGATGGGTTTAAAACTTATTGCTGAAAAAATGGAAATGTCACCAGGTGCTGTTAAGTGGGTTATCCATGGCCACCGCATGACGCAGCAAGACAGGATCATGTTCGAGTTGGACAGAATGGACGCCAGAAGATGAACAAAAAACTTATGAGTGAGGCATCCCGGTTTCAGTCATCGTCTGAACGCGCATCGTTTTGGAAATGGATTATCGGCACATTAAGTGCCGCTCTGATTCTTTCCCTTATTTTTAATTTATTCTGATGGAGTCAAAATAATGACCAGCAAATTAACTAGAGAGTGGTTGCAGGAAGCAATTTCTGACATCCAAACCAGACGCAATAACGGCTCTATAAGTTGGGATGACGAGCGTGAAAATATACTGAAAACGTTTGAAATAGCTTTGGCCGCAATGGGCAGCGAGTCGCTCTACACCGTTCAGCCGCCATCCTCTGATCTGGCCGTCGAGCAAAATTTCCGCGATGCGATGGAAGGTATCGAACATATCCGCCGTGCGCTGGAGGAAACATTTGGCGGCCTGCACGGGACTCATAGTGAGCCAGATATCCTGGTGGACTGCAAACAGATAGTTGACGCTATCTATGCTGCTTACAGGTCTGCCGGTAACGCCGATTCTGGTAGTCCGTCTGGCAGGGTCATCAGCATCCGGCATAAGGAGTATGCTCACCTGGAGGATGGCCAAATCTCATCTCACTTATGGCTTGAGGCATCGCCGCAGCCTGCTGATCTTCAGACCAGCTCGCTGGTAATGTGGGTCAAGCGCCTTTCTTTGTCACTTCGCTCGGTAAGTCCTGATAACAAATTACCCAAAGCGGCGATGGGTTATCTGCAAAATAACGGCCTTATCAGCATTGCTGATTGCCTTCGGGTGACCAATGAAGAACCTCCTGCGTAATATGACCGCCGGTAACTTTAACCGGCGTTATCCGGTGGGCTCCCGGTTCCGGTATTACATCGTTCCCGGGATGCCTGAAGTAGAAGAAGTCGTCACCACCTCAGCAGCCTGGCATGTACGTAACGGCCGGCTGGTCGTCCGGGTTGCCGGGAAAATCGGGGGCGTGTCGGTTAATAAACTCGAACCCATTCAGTGAGTCATTCTTGCAGGCACTTTGCGGAGTGCCTGCCGTAATGGCAACCAACAGGAGGTAATATGTCCACTCCAGCAAAACGCGGCCTTATCGGGGCCATCAAAGCCGGTCAGGCTCACCTGGGCTGGGATGACGCGACATATCGCGCTGTTCTGGCCCGCCTGTGTAACGGCAAAACCTCATCCACAAAATGTTCCCTCGACGAACTGCAGGCCGTGCGTGAATACATGCATGAGCAGGGCTTCCCCCGCCAGTCAGCCCGTCACGGCAAGCGGCCAAATGTGGCCCGTTCGCGCAAAACGATGCTCAGCAAAATTGAAGCTTTGCTTGCAGATGCAAAACGGCCGTGGAATTATGCCGAGAAAATGTGCGATCATATGTTTCAGGTCCAGCGTGTGGAATGGTTGACGGATGAACAGTTAACCAAACTGATGCAGGCGCTGGCCATCGACGCAAAACGGCGTAAAAAACGGGAGACAACCGATGAATCTGCAACAGGTAACAGAGCTACTGCCCCCGGTAGTCATTCAGATAGCTGACCTCATCGGCTTCCCGGCCACCGAGCGCCTGCTGTCTGCGTTCGGTGGCACTACTTTCCCGATCGGAAAAGGTCTCCGCGCTTTCGGTGGCCAACGCGCCGCTCTCCTCCGCGATACCATTGGCGACTACAATGCAAAATTGTTGTTCCAAAAATTTACTGGTGAACCTCTGTATCTCCCTCGTTGTGAGCGAGCCTTACGCGAGTTGCGGAATGTTCGTTTCCTTGCTGAATTTGATGAAGTTAATCAGAGCGGTACTTCTTCGCTGATGGCCATGACGTTACTGTGCCCTAAATACGGGTTCAGCGACCGTACCGGCTGGCATCTTCTGGCTCAGCGCAAAAGTGCAACTGAGCATGATCAAGGGGCATTATTTTAATGGCCAATAAAAACAAGCTTATTTTTGCTGCGTTTGCTGTTATTAGCTTTTCAGTTTCAGCTGGCTTTAAGCCGGAGGGGAACGAAAAAGAGGCACTTGTTGAAGCGGTAAAGGATGGCTATCAGGTACAAAGAAACCTTGCTTACAATTACCAAACGGGCCGAGGAAATCCTGGTGATAAAGATTTTATTCCAAAAGACGAAACAAAATCTTGTGCCTGGAGAAAAATCTTACTCATAGTTAACCCCAGTAAAACTGATGCATCCGATACACAAAACGAGCGGTTTTCGTGCCGCAATCTGGATTTTGAACAGGATGAATTGGTCTGGAAAATCGTTTATAAGTACTTACCCCTCATTGATGAAGCAAAAGCCAAAGGGGAGTATATGGTAGTTAAAGATGAACCTCCTGTTTCGAAAGATGACCTACAAATCATTGACGTTGCGCCATAAACCACTGAAGCCCGTCACCTTATCCCCTGATCTCCCCCCTGTAATACTGACATCACCTTTTCTCCCTGTGGTGTCAGTACATGAATCTCAACGACTTCCAGCGTGCCGCCGGCATTACGCAACAGCGGGCGCAGCAATGGCTTGATCCGCTGAATGCGGCGATGGCCGAATTCTTTATCAATACCCCGTTGCGCCAGGCTGGCTTTATTGCACAGATCGGGCATGAGAGCCTTCGGTTTACCCGAGTCGTCGAAAGCCTGTACTACCGCGATGCTGAACGTCTGGCACCGATTTTTCGTTCTGATTTCGATCGCAATAAGAACCGCAAGATTGATCCGGCTGAGCTGGAGTTTGCCCGCGGCTTTGTTGGTAAACCGCAGGCCACAGCCAATTTTGTTTATGCCGACCAGGGCGGCAACGGCCCGGAGTCCTCTGGCGACGGCTGGCGCTATCGTGGCCGTGGACCGATTCAGATCACCCTCAAAAACAACTATCGTGCCTGCGGTCAGGCGCTGGGGCTGGACCTGCTGAACAACCCCGATTTGTTGCTGGAGCCGGTTCATGGCGCACGTTCTGCCGCCTGGTTCTGGTATCAGCACGGCTGTAATGCGCCGGCGGATGCGGCCAACGTGGTCGAAGTTACCCGCAAGATTAACCCTGCGTTGGTTGGCCTTAATGACCGCGCCATGCTCTTCGAGAAAGCCCGGAGGGCGTTATGTCCCTCAAAGAACTGATTTCTAATCCGTCGGGCCGGCTAAGCACCTCCGACACCATTACGTTTTTTACCTTTCTGGTCACGTCCGCGATCGTCATCTGGTACGGCTACAGCCTGCAGTTGCAGGAGTGGATGTTTACCGCCTACATCGTTGCCTGGGCGGGCCATAACATCGGGTCAAAACTGGTGGCCATGAAGCGCGATCAGCCTGCTACCGGTACAAATGGAGGTTCTCCTGATGGTCAGTAAACTCTGGACGCTGGTTAAACCGCTGCTCCCCTGGCTGGTTGCTGTAGCGCTGATTCTGTTTGCGGGGATCTGGATTGGTATTCAGTTATGTGCCAGCCAGATGCGGAGTGACGTACAGACGGCGAACAACGCGACGGCCACGGTCCAGAAGGCGTTTGACAACTACAAGATTGACCGTGAAAAAACGGATGCCGACAAGGCCAGGCAAAATCAGTCGCAACTGCAGGATCAGGTGAATCTCGCCGAGCACTATCGCCAGCAGGCGGACAAACTGTCCGGGGAGCTGCTGGCCAAAGGTAAAGAGCTGGCGATAACTCAGCAAAAACTGAAGGGAAAAATCGATGAACTCACGCGTAAAGATGGTGCTGGCTGGACTGGTATCGGTCCTGGTGCTCTGTGCCTGTACGAGCAAAACCTCGGCTATCCCGCCGGACCCGGTTGCAGTCAATATCTGTCGGCAGCCGACGGCGGAAATGCTGGATATTCCGGCGATGCCGGCAGCGCCGGTGGCGGACTCTCGCCCCCCGGACTCCTCGGCCACAGCAACGGCTACGGCGAGTGGTGCCAGAAGCTCCGGCTCAAACTGAACACCCTCCGCCAGTTCTACGGTAAGGAGCCGCAATGACCCCGGACCAGATTTATCAGATCCTGCTCGGCGGTCTGGGCTTGTTCGGCGGTATCTGGATACGCCGGCTGCAGTCAGACATTCGGGACCTCGAAAAGTCTGTTGAGCGTATCAAGGATGAATATCAGCGTCGGGAAGATTCCCGCCGCGACCATGACCAGCTGATTGACCGCATCCGCGATATCAAGGAATCGGTCGATCGCGTACTCGAAAAACTGGACAAGAAGGCAGACAGGACATGAAGGCCAGACAAAAGCGGCGGCAGCGTCGTATTACCACAGCAAACGTGACGCCGTCGGTCAGGCTGGCCAGCGATGACCCGTTAATGCTTCTGCAGCAGTTGCTGACTGAACAACGTCGGCCGCTCTCCCCCGATATTATGCCGGAGCTGGAGAAAATCTCCGGGGCGGTGATGCGTATCGATCGGCGTATTGATGCGATGGAAAGCCGGGTTATCCGTCAGGGTGCTATCTCCGGCGGGCTGACCGGGGCGCTGTCGGGCGGGCTGGTCGTGACGACCATTTCCTTAATCAAGGCCAAGATGGGGTTCTGATATGGCGCATCCGCCCGAGACCAGGGAAAAAGTACGGCGGCTTTATATTCAGAGCCAGCTGTCACTGCAGATCGTTTCTTCGCAATGCGGCGTCAGTTTTGCGACAGCGGCACGCTGGAAGAAGGAAGCGCAGGACAACGGCGACGACTGGGACAAGCTCCGCGCCGCGAGCGTGCTGGCGGGTAATGGCATGGAAGATGTCGGCCGGGCCATCCTGTTGGGGCTGCTGGTCCAGTATCAGACCACCATTGAGCAACTCAATGTCGATGCGGATTTAAAGCCCAAGGATCGCGTTGAGCTGCTGGCCAGCCTCAGTGATGCCTTCAACAAAGCGACGGTGGCGAGTAAGCGCGTTCTGCCGGAGACGTCGCAGCTGGCCACGGCGATGGAGGTCATCACTCTGTTGTCCACCTTCATCAGTGAACACTATCCGAAGCATATGGAAGCTTTTGTCCAGGTGCTGGAACCCTTTGGTAACGAGGTGCAAAAACACTATGGCTAATCAGGATTTCAGAGCGCTGCTGAGCAGCGCTCATCAGCGGGGGGTCAGTGCAGCCGGTCAGACAGACCAGCAAACGCTGAATCAATGTCGAGAGCTGATTCGTCAGTCACTTCATACGGGAGCTTCATTAAGTACAACCAAAAAGCAACTGCAAATTTTGTTTTCGCCTGGGCGGAAAGGTTAGTCGGGATATGCATCAGGGGTCGGCTTTTATTAAGCGTATTTGCGACACAAAGAATGATGAACTGCTGATAACGCTCAAGCAGAACGCGCAGAACCACCAGGGGTATTTCATCCCAGCAGGCATCGTTCAACACGTAATCGCGAATGGCTTTATCAGCCTCGCGCTCGTATTGACGACGATAGCGGACGGTTTTGAGTTGATGGAGTCGCTCTTTGAAGCGGTCCTGTAAGGGCCAGATGTATTCAAGGACGGTATCAGCGTCAATGCTTTCGGGTTGGCAACTTTGGAGCGGTTTTTGAAGTTCGTGCCGGCATAAAGCGTCCAGAAGTGCGAAATGCTTTTCCTGCATAACGATCTCTCCTGCGGAGAAATTAAAGAGGATTTTTATTATGGCTGACAAATTAATCCGGGTGAACTCCCGCGTCAGCGTGATGGCCAGCCAGGTGGCTTATGTCATCGCACCAGAGTTTCAAGAGCGTATCGAGGTTCACCTGCTCGATGGGCGTGTCGAAGAGCTGGAATACTCTATGCGTAACGAACGCTGGAGCGCGAAAGACCGCTTTGAAACGGCTGTTAACGATGCGTTAAAGGGGGAATAAATCATGTTTATTTCCGCCGTTGTGAAAAATGTGTCTCACGATCGCCTGTCTTTCATCTGCCCGGGCTGCGGTTTCTCCCATCAGGTGACCATTGGCCAGGGCGACGGCCCGCGCTGGGACTGGAACCATGATTATGTTCGCCCGACTTTCAACCCCAGCATCCTGGTGACCTGGGAAGAGCCGAGCGATAACCCGGCGCATTTTGATGACCGGACTAAGGACTTGCACCGTATCTGCCACAGCTTTGTGCGCGATGGTCTTATCCAGTATCTGACGGACTGCACGCACGAACTGGCGGGGCAGACACTTCCGTTACCCCGCATTGAGGACTGACCGATGAAATTTTTACTGAGCCTGCTTATCGATGCGATCGTCGCGGTGTCGCTGGCCCTGGGCGTTTTGTGGGCCGACGAACGCTTACTGAATATCGGCTATTTTGCCGGGTGGTTCGTCGGGGTTGTTAACCTTTTGGGGCTGATGAGCCCGAACGGCCAGGTAGTATTTGCGCGCGAATATGAACATCGTTCATTGTCCCGGCGTTGCTATGACGTCCTGACAGATGTGGCGTTCATCGTATTTGCCATCTGGTCTGGCTGGTTCGTGATGTGTGCCGTCTATGCCCTGCAGGCAGCGGGTAAAGCGGAGCTGATCGCTAAGCTGGAGCGCAAATTAGCCGCGCCGGCGGTACCGGAGTAACCCTGTGACGCGTAAAAAGAATGTCAGCCTGAACAAAAAGGAGTTTGAGGCTCAACTCAACGAGCTGGCCGCGTCGCTGCGCCGCTCTATTGAGGCGGAACAGGTTGGCTTTGACCCTTCCGAAGCGGCAGTAAACCAGCGTCGTGAGGCGGTACGGGATCCGGTCAGCGGCTTCCGCTATTTTGTGCAGAACTACTTCCCGCACTATGTCCGTCACAAGGATGAGTCGGAGCTGCATAAATACCTGTTCCGCCGCCTGCCGGAGATTGTCACCGCTACGGTGAGCCAGCAGGACGCTATCGCGGCTCCTCGCGGTGAGGCAAAGTCCACGATAGTCACCCAGCTGTTTACGCTGTGGAATATCATTCTGGAGCTGAAAAAATACCCGGTCATCATCATGGACAGTATCGACCAGGCCTACCCGATGCTGGAAGCCATCAAGGCCGAGCTCTGCTGGAATCCGCGTCTGAAGATGGATTTTCCCGAATCCTGCGGTGCTGGCCGCGTCTGGCAGATGGGTACCATCCTGACCGCCACCGATATCAAGGTGCAGGTTGCCGGCAGCGGTAAAAAGCTGCGCGGCCTGCGTCATGGTCCGTATCGCCCCGATCTGGCGGTACTGGATGACATTGAGAACGATGAGCTGGTCCGCAACCCGGACCAGCGCGACAAGCTGGATAACTGGCTGAAAAAGACCGTCCTGCCGCTGGGCGGCGCGGGAGCTAAGTTCGATGTGATCTACATCGGGACCATTCTGCATTACGACTCGGTGCTGTCACGCACCCTGAAGAATCCCCTGTGGCGCAAGAAGCGATTTAAAGCCCTTATCACCTGGCCATCAGACATGACGCTGTGGGATAAGTGGGAAGAGGTCCTGCGTAACAATGACGACGACGGCGAGCTGCTGGCCCGGGCGTTCTACGATGAGCGCAGGGACGCGATGGAAGCCGGCGCGGTGGTCTCCTGGTCCGCGCGGCCACTCTATGCCCTGATGTTGATCCGCGCCCGTGACGGCCACAGCACTTTTGACAGTGAGTACCAGAATGACCCGGTCAGCGGCGATGATGCGCCGTTCGCCACCTGCATCAACTTTTGGGTTAACCGGCTGAAGGAGTGGTCCTTCTTCGGCAGTATCGACCCCAGTCTGGGTAAGAACGGTAAATCCCGCGACCCGTCAGCGATTCTGGTCGGGGGCTTTAACCGGATGACCGGCATCCTTGACGTCGTCGAGGCCCGCATTAAAAAGCGTCTGCCAAGCGTCATTATCAGTGACACCATCGAGATGCAGCGCCAGTACGGTTGCCTGTGCTGGTCGGTGGAAGCCGTCCAGTTCCAGGAGTTCCTGCGCACCGAGCTGGTCCGCCAGTCCGCCGAGCTGGGGGTTCCGGTTCCGGCGATGCCGGTGATACCGCATGCCGACAAAATCCTGCGTATCGAGTCCCTGCAGCCGTGGATGTTTAACGGGCTGATCCGCTTACACCCGAGCCAGGTCACCCTGATTGAGCAGCTCCGGCACTTCCCCAAAGCCGATCACGATGATGGCCCGGATGGGCTGCATATGCTCTGGGCGCTGTGTAACTCCTTTGGGACGCGTGACGGTTTCCGCCAGGTCCCGCGCCGGCAGGACGATGACCGCGATGATGACAACAGACGCACAGATTCGAAGCGCCCGCGCAGCCGCTCGCGCTTCAGTAACGGAGGATGGTAATGAGCAAAATCGTTGACCAGTGGGGTCGCCCGTTTGACAAGGCGGTGACAAAAGCACCGCAGACCGCACGGATGATACAGCTGAACAGCACCTACCCGGCGCATCCTTCCCGGGGGCTGACCATTCGCCGGCTTCCCCGAATACTGCAGGAAGCTGAGCAGGGTTATCTTTCCGCGCAGGCTGACCTTTTCGACGATATGGTGGAAAAAGACGGCCATATTTTCTCGGAGATGGCCAAACGCAAGAACGCGCTGCTGGGGCTGGACTGGAGCATCGAACCGCGCCGCAACGCGACAGCGGAAGAGAAGAACCTCGCGGCGATGGTTCAGGAGTGGTTCGATACGCTGGATAACCTGGAAGACATCATCCTGCAGGCGGCCGATGCGATCGGTCATGGCTTCAGCTGTCAGGAGCTGGAGTGGGACATGGAAGAGAACGTCTGGCTTCCGTCTGCAGCGCATCTGCGCCCGCATCGCTGGTTCCAGGCTCGGCCCGACAGGGGCGATGAAATCCGGCTCAATAATGGCAGCATCGATGGCGAAGAGCTGGTGCCGTTCGGCTGGATGGTACACAGGCATAACGCCAAAACCGGGTTCACGGGTCAGTCCGGGCTGTACCGTGTGCTGGTCTGGCCTTACCTCTTCAAAAACTTCTCCCTGCGCGATATGGCAGAGTTTCTGGAGATTTACGGCCTGCCTGCGCGGGTCGGTACGTATATGGCGGGGGCCACCGATGCAGACAAAGACGCGCTCTTTGACTGTCTGGTGCAGCTTGGCCATAACGCTGCCGGCATTATTCCGATGGGCACTACCATTGATTTCAAGGCTGCCGCATCCGGTCAGCCGGATCCATTCGTGGCAATGATTGACTGGTGCGAACGCACCGAATCCAAAGTCATTCTCGGGGCCACGCTTACCAGCCAGGCCGATGGCAAGACCTCCACCAATGCGCTGGGTAACGTCCATAACGACGTCCGCCACGATATCCTGGTCGCGGATGCCCGCCAGCTGGAGGGTTTCTTTCGCAACATGATTGATATGTTGCTGCGGATTAACGGGTATGAGGTTTCACGCCGCAAGCTGCCTAAACTGGTATTTGATACCCGGGATATCGAAGATATCGAAACCTTCTCTGCAGGGGTGAAAAACCTGGTGGAATCGGGTGTGAAAACCATTCCGGCATCCTGGGTGCATACAAAGCTGGGTATTCCGGTTCCCCAGAAAGATGAGGCCGTACTGGAGGCCCCGGCCCAGACCGGCACACCGTTACGCGTTGCACTGAGTCAGCGGTTCCGGCGCATTGCCGCCCTGACCACCGCCGCAGAGCTGTCAGACCCGGCGCAGGAGGCGCTGGATAACGGCCGTCCGGTGCCGGAGAAGATCGCCGCTGCCATGCAGAACCTCATTGCGCCGCTGGTCGCAGCCCTGCAGGATGGCCGCCTGCCTGATGAGGCTATGGATATTATTGCCGGCAGTTACCCGGATCTGGACGACAGCGAGCTGGTGACCCTGCTGGAGCAGGCGCTTTTTGTCGCGGACGTATGGGGGCGGCTGAATTCCGATGCCTGACAGCGTTGACCTGAGCTATGCGATTGGCCTGAAGCCGGCGCAGGCCATCGAGTATTTCCAGTCCAAAGGCTATACCATCGGCTTTAACTGGCACGAGGTGGAGGCGCGGGCGCACGCGACGGCGTTCACCGTCGCCGGCATCCTTCGCCAGGATATCCTGCAGGACGTTCGCGCAGGACTGCAGGACTCACTGGACAACGGGTTGACGCTGGAACAGTTCCGCCGGCAGATGACGCAGAAGCTGACGCAGAAAGGCTGGCTGGCCGATAAGGCGAAGCTGGTCGCCGATGAGGATGGCGTACTGGAGGGCAAGCAGTTAACCCCGCGCCGGCTACGCACCATCTTTGAAACCAATATGCAGTCGTCCTATGGTGCCGGCCGCTACGCCCAGCAGATGGAGAACGCCGCTGACCGCCCGTACTGGACGCGCGTAGCGGTCATGGACCTGCGCACACGGCCCGCACACGCAGCGCTGAACGGGCTGACGGCCCGCTATGACGATCCCATCTGGCAGTTTGCCTATCCGCCCGACGGCTGGGGATGCCGCTGCCGCGTCCGGGCCCGTTCGCAAAGCGATATCGATAACAAGAGTATCACCGTATGGTCGAGCGAGGGGCATCTGGAAACCGTGCAGCAGGCATGGGGGCCGCAGGATACCCGCGAGGTGCAGGCGTTCCGCTACAACGGCCAGCTCTATACCCCGGATGCCGGCTTTGGCCACAATCCGGGTCAGGGCTGGCTGGCCAGTCTCGGTCAACGCCTGATGGACCGTTCAACAGCAGCCCCGCCCCGGATGGCCGCACTGGCTGTACAGCACACACTTTCGGAGCCGCAGCTGCTTGATGCGATCACGTCCGACATGCGCCGCTTCGTGAACCAGTCGCTGCTGCGTGAGCCCGCCGGTGCTTTCCGTCATGCCGGCGCACTCAGCACCCGCACGCTTGATGCGCTGGCCAGTCGGGGGCGAATGCCTGACTCAGCGGTGCTGACCGTCACCGATAATGCGGTGGTGCAGTCTCCGGGGCCACTGTGGGAGCTGCTGCCGGCACAGCTGCGCCAGCCTGTGGCCGTGGCCGCTGACGGCGATGACCTGCTGTACGTCATCCGCAACGGGGATGCACTCCACCAGGTGCGGGCCACGCCGGTGGAGAACGCGCAGGGATATGCCCTGCAGTTGCCGGACGGCGGCGAGTCCCTGACGCCGGCCACTCTGCAGTCGCTGGTGGAGTTACCCTTACTGGAGGGTTCGTTTGATGGCTTATAACATCGTTTTTGACGTTACTGACTTTGAGCGCTCGTTAGGCGAACTGATCAACAAATTCGAGAAACGTGCGCCGTTGATGAAGATGCTGGCCGGTCTGATGGAAGACGCTGTCCAGGAGAACTTCGAAGTGGGGGGCCGCCCGAAATGGCAGCACTGGAAAAGCAATGCCTACTGGGCGCAGCGCCGGGGCGGTAAAATACTCCAGCGCTCCGGGCGACTGGCGGCGAGCATCACGGCTTACAGTGATAATGATATGGCGACGGTCGGGACCAATGTGGTCTACGCCGGCATTCACCAGTCTGGTGGGAAGATTAACATCCCCGCCCGCAGCCAGCAGGCATACTATCGCCAGAACAAGGACGGCACGCTGAATAACAAGTTCGCCCGCAAGAGCAAAGCCAACTACAGCGAGTGGCATACCATCCCCGCGTATGAGATCAACATGCCCGCCCGTCCGTTCCTCCGCCTGACCGAATCCGACATCAGCGATATGGAAGAAAAAGCGACGGATTATTTCAGCCAGATCTACCGATAACCCGCGAAAACCAAAAACGCGCTGTAACGCACCACAGGGCGTTCTCTCGCATTCAGGGCGACGGAACTACCTTGACAGGGTATTCAGGCGTTTTTAAAAGCGGTTTAAAAGCGTTTAGCGCTATTGCCCTGCACCGGGACAGAGTGACATGATGTTCCCGCTCCCTCTTCCTTTATATACCCACTGAAGCCCGTCAACTTATTACGCCGCTATATTCCCTGTACTGTCGGCGTCATGAAAACTCGTATCGCGTCACTCTCACAGGTTATCAACGCCGCCACTCGCGGCGTGATCCAGCTGTTACCGGCCGGCACCTTCCGTGCCGGTGACGGTCGCCCGGCTGAATGCCCTGATGGCTGGTTTATTGACGGCACAATCGCGGCCGGGCTCATCGCAGCGGCTGACGCTCGCCAGACCCCTTATGTCATCGACTACGAACACCAGACCCTGCGTTCGGCAAAGAACGGTCTGCCGGCTCCGGCGTCAGGCTGGTTCAAAAAGCTTGAGTGGCGCGAGGGGGCAGGTCTGTTTGCGGTGGATGTGGAATGGACCGAGGCCGCCGCCGCCGCCATCGACGCCGGCGAATACAAGTTTATTTCCCCTGTATTTCTTTACGACGCGACTGGTCTGGTCACCACGTTAATCAACGCGGCCCTGACCAATACGCCCGCCCTGGACGGCATGGATGAGGCAATGCTTGCCGCTGCCTCCCTCCTCGCCGCCACTTCAACTGAGGACACAACGATGGATGAATTACTGGAGCAGCTCCGCTGGTTCCTGGGCCTTCCGCTTTCGGCCACGAAAGAGGATGTGCTTGCCGAGCTGCAGAAGCTCATCAACAAAATCAAGGCAGCTGACAGCGAAGCCGCTGCGGGTCTTGCCTGGATTAACGGGCTTGAAGCCAGCGTCGCTGCGCTGACGTCTCAGATTGAGAATCCTGATCCTGCCCTCTGGGTATCCGTGGATGTCATGAATCAGGCGATTGAACAGGCCCGAGCCTCAGGTGAGGAGCAGATTGCCCAGCTGACGCTGCAGCAGTCCACAGAGCTGATTCAGGCGGCCTTGTCTGATGGCCGTTTGTTGCCGGCGCAAAAAGGCTGGGCGGAGGCGCTGGCCAAATCCAGCCCCGACAAACTCCGCGATCATCTGAGCAAGCAATCGCGTATCGCCGCGCTCACCACCACGCAGACCGGTGGCCGTCCGCCGGCTGGCCTGCCATCCCGTACAGTCGACGCCGCGGATGATGAGCTGAATCCGGCCGTATTGAGTGTGATGGGCCTTAATCCGAACGATTTTATCGAGGGAAACAGCAATGTCTGATCGTAACACCCCCTGGCGCAATGGTGAGCTTGTCGCCGCGCCTGTGGCTGCGGCCACAATGATTTATGGCGGGCACATGGTTGGCCTGAATGCCAGTGGCATGGCCGTTCCTGCCGCAGCCACCGCCTCCCTGACCATTTTCGGCGTTTCCGATGAGTACGCGGATAACACTGCCGGTTCGGCCGGGGCGACGTCGGTCATGGTTCGTCGCGGTAAAGCCTGGAAACTGGCCAACTTCTCCGGGGACGCTGTAACCCAGGCTGAAGTCGGTAAGACCTGCTATGTCGCGGACAGTATCACCGTCGCCAAAACCAGCAACACCAATGCGCGACCGGTGGCCGGTATCGTTATTGCCGTCGAGTCCGATGGCGTCTGGGTTGAAATTTAAGGAGAGCAGCCGTGATTGTTAACAAGCAGAACCTGAAAACCATTTTTATCGGTCTCAAGAAGACCTTTCAGAATGCGTTTGATCAGACGCCAAACGACTGGCAGCAGATTGCGATGGTCGTGCCGTCCACCACCAAAGAAGAAAACTACGCCTGGTTGTCGCGCTTCCCGAAAATGCGCGAGTGGATTGGTGAAAAAGTGGTGAAAGCCCTGGAAGGCTTCAGCTACACCATCCGTAACAAAGACTGGGAAGCGACCATCGAGGTCGATCGTAATGATATTGAAGACGATACCATGCTGGGCTATGCGCAGCAGGCACAGGGCGCGGGCCAGTCGGCGGCCGAGCTGCCGGCCGATATCATCGGACGACTACTGAGCGGTGGATTTACCAACTTCTGTTACGACGGGCAGTACTTCTTCGATACGGATCACCCGGTCGGTACTGGTGTGGCGTCAAACAAAGGCACCAAAGCGTTATCTGCAGCGTCGTTCGCGGCGGCTAAAGCCTCTTACGGTGCGGCCCGTTCAGCCATGCGCGACTTCAAAGACGACGAAGGTGAAAACCTGCGTATCCGTCCGGGTCTGCTGGTTGTCCCGCCAGCGCTGGAAGATGAAGCCAATTACCTGATGACGGCCGACCGTTTCCCGGACAATACGCCGAACATCTACAAAGGGACGGCAAAGGTCCTGGTGTGGCCTGGACTGGCTACCGATACCGAGTGGTATCTCTTTGACAACACCCAGCCGGTGAAACCGCTGGTATACCAGGAGCGTAAGAAGCCAGTGTTTGTCGAGCAGACCAACATGGACAGCGACGACGTCTTCCTGATTAAGAAGTACAAATTTGGTGCCGAAGCCCGCTCCAACGGTGGCTATGGCTTCTGGCAGATGGCTTTTGGTTCAACCGGGGTGGATGCATAAATGCCTGAAATTACGATTACCTCCAAGCGCGACGGGTTCCGTCGCTGTGGTGTGGCACACCGTGACGTGCCTGTGACCTGGCCGGATGGCAGTTTTACCAAAGAGCAGATCGCCATCCTGCGTGCCGAGCCTGCGCTGGTCGTGCATACCGGCGCGATCAGCGGCGATGATGACAAGCTGAAGGCCGCAATGGGACGCATTCAGGAGCTGGAGACCCAGTTGGAGGAAGTGACCACTGACCGCGATCGTCTGCAGGCAGCGCTGGCACTTCAGACGGCGAGCCTGTCACCGGAGGCGAAGGATAACGCTGCTGAGGATACTGCAGCGGCTGAGTCTTCGGCTAAAGCGAAAAAGTAAGCGGAGCCAGCTATGTACGCAACCCGGGACGATATGGTCATGCAGTTTGGTGAAACGGAATGTATCGCGCTTTCCGATCGTGACTTTACCGGTGAGATTGACGACGACGTGCTGAACGGTGGCCTTGAACGCGCCACCGCCACCATCGACAGCTACCTCGCTGGCCGTTATCCGGTGCCATGGACCGATACGCCCGGGATCCTGACGGGTAAATGCTGCGATATCGCCCGGTACGAACTGACCGGCGCACAGACGCAGAACACGGAGGAGATACGTCAACGTTATGAAGACGCAATCAGGTATCTGGAGCGTGTGGCTGATGGCCGCATCACGCTGGGCCGTCTCCCGGATGGCTCAGTCGCTCAGGGCGGGAGTGTTTCCCGCTTTTCCTCAAATGGCCGGGTTTTCGGGCGCAGTGAAACGGATGGGGGTGCATTTTGATTATCACGCAAATCGAATCCGCCATTATCGACAGGCTCACCCGGGGGCTCGGCAAACTGGTCCGCGAGGTGCGTTCCTACAGTGGCGAACTCGATGGCGAACCTGCTGAAGTGGTTCGTCAGTTGCCGGGGGTATGGGTCACGTTTGGCGGTGTTCAGAGTTCAGAGCTGCTGAGCACCGCCCGTAATAAGTGGCGTGATACCGGGCGTTTTGTGGTCATCGCGGGCGCGCGAAGCGTGCGCAGTGACCAGGCTACCCGCCACGGTGGGCCGTCATTCAACGAGGTCGGCTCCTACCAGCTGGTTTACGCTATCCGCCGGCTGCTGGCGCGGCAGGATTTAGGGTTATCGATTGACCACCTGATGCCCGGCAAGGTGCGAACCCTGTTTAACACGCAGGTCCAGAAGGCCGCTATGTCCGTATTTGCCTGCGAGTTCGACACCCGTTTTGATTCTGAATCACTGCAAAATGGCCGCTTCCCGCTGGCTCCTGCAGACCTGCCGCCCGGTCATCCTGACCAGATTTTTGGCGAGTATGGCGGTGCCAGCAGCGAAGACGACCCAACCTGGCTGACCACTGATTTGCAATATTTCCTGAACGGCCGGGAGCCGTTCGCTGCTGAGGACATTATTCATCATGAAAGTTAAAGCCCGTGAAGGGATCCGAGTACCGCGCGAGGATAACCCCCGCCGCTACATCGAGCAGGAGCCTGTAGAGGTTCCCGGGAGCACCTATTACCAGCGCCGTCTTAACGAGGGCGACCTGGTCGAAGTGACTGAAGCGACTACCGGCAAAGGAACTAAATAATGTCCAGCCCGAATATTTCTTTCGACAATATCCCGTCGAGCATCCGCAAGCCGGGGCAGTATTTCGAGTTCAACACGCGACTTGCGGTACGCACGTTGCCGGCGAACGCGCAGAAGGTGCTGATTGTCGCCCCGATGCTCGCCAGCGGTAGCCTTGATCCGCTTGTGGCCACCAGTGTCTTCAGCGGCGATGAGGCTGCGGTTTACTTTGGCTACGGGTCCGTTGCGCACCTTATGGTCGTGACGGCCATCAGCACCTATGCCTATCTTGACCTGACCGTTATCGGTGTCAGCGATGCGAGCGCCGGCGTTGCCGCCGCCGGTACGCTGACCATCACAGGGCCTGCCAGCTCGCAGGGCGTTGTCAGCCTGTGGGTCGGTAAAACCCGCGTGGATGTGGCCGTCAGTGCGGCAGACACTGCAACGGCCATTGCTGCAGCAATGAAGACTGCGATCGACAATCAGCCGGAGCTGCCCGTTACGGCCGCAGTGGCGGCTGGCGTCCTTACGCTGACCGCGAAGAACAAAGGCACCGCCGGCAACGATATTCGCCTGCGTGCGCAGACCACCGCGTCAGGTACGACGACTGCCATCGTTGCGATGGCCAGCGGAGCCACTGACCCGGATATCGCACCTGCGCTGGCGAACGTCGTGGCTGCAGGTCACAACATCCTCATCAGTCCGTTCTGCACCCAGGCAACATTGACAGCACTGCGTACCCATCTGGATTTTGTTTCCGGCCCGATGGAGCAACGTGGCGCGGTGGGCGTCGCCGGCTGGTCGGGTACGCTTGCCGCTGGTACCACGCTGGCGTCACAAATCAACAGCGGACGTATTACGGTGGGCTGGCATAACGGTTCCGTCATGCTGCCGGCAGAGATTGCGGCGGCATATGGCGCACGTATTGCCAGTGAAGAAGACCCGGCCCGACCGCTGAACACCCTGACGCTCGCGCTGGATGTGACGGACCTCGCCAGCCGCCCGGGACGAACCGAGCAGGAAAACGCGCTGCATAACGGCCTGACTCCGTTTGAAGTGGGTTCCGGTGAGACGGTGCAGATCGTCCGCGCCATCACGACCTATACCCGCAATGCCAGCGGCGTCGATGACGTGTCTCTGCTGGATCTGACGACCATCCGAACCCTGGATTACGTGCGTAAAGCCTGCCGTGAGCGTATTGCGCTGCGCTTCCCGCGTGAAAAGCTCTCTACGCGTACGCCTCCACTGGTCCGCAGCGAGCTCTATGACGTGTTACTGAAGCTGGAAGAGCTGGAAATCATTGAGGAAGTTGACGCCAATAAGGATGCGCTGATTGTCGAACGCGACAGCCAGGATGTTAACCGCCTGAATGCCCGTATTCCGTCGGATGTGGTGAACGGTCTCCACGTCTTCGCCGGTCGTATCGATTTGCTTCTGTAAGGAGAGCATGTAAATGGCACTTGAAGAATACGTCGGCTCAATCGTCCTGTACGTGGACGGCCAGGAGATTGAGGTTACCGATATTCGTCCCCAGACGAACACCGGCCGCAAGCTGGTGAAGACAATGAACCGCACCGGCCGCGCCAAAGGTTATTCGAAAGGTATCGCTGAACATTCGTTGCAGATCACCGTCGTACTCCCGAAAAACGTCGCGCAGCCTGACTGGGATGAAATGGTCGGTGCGAAGCTGACTCTGATGGATATGGATGGCAACCCGCTGTACTCCTATCTGGACTGCTTTACCACCCAGACCGGCGAACAGTATGGCGTGGACAATGAAGCCCGTCGCGATCTCACCATTCAGTCACTGCGTAAGGTACCAGGCTAATGAAAGCATCAGGAAATCTGCTCTACGGCGTGCAGATCGGTGACGTCATCCACTATGACTACACCGTTACGCTGCCTGTAATGAAACATACCGTTAAGGCTCTGGCCTCGACTATGGATGCACTTGGCGAAACGGATACGCCCGCCGCATATGTACATTATCGTGTGGCATTGCTGGCAGAAGTCCTTGAATCCCTTGGGTCACTGAGTAAAGACGACATCACTGCGGATTTCCTTCTGGAGAATCTGATAGAAGATGATCTGGATATCCTGGATGCGGAACTGGCCGGGCTTAAAAAAAAGCGGATGCCTGTTCAGCAAAGCTTGCCGGACTCAGGCGAGCCACCCTCATCCTCGGACGATTCGGCATCACTGCCGACCGCATAGACGGCATGACCGTCAGCGAGCTGACCCACTGGCTGGATGACCTCGACGGGCTGCATGGCAGGAAGCCAACAGCCCGCGCATCTCATATCAAATCCCGCCGAACCCGGAAAAAGAAGGGGAAAAGGTAAATGCGTTCTCTACAGCTTGCCATGACCCTGCTGGCCAGAGACCAGGGCTCTAAGGTACTGCGTCAGGCTCTGGCCGATATCTTAAAGCAGACCAATGCCAACAAGAAAGCCGAGGAAGACGCCGGCCGCGCGCGCGAGCAGTCGGCGCAGAGTGGCATCCGTGCATCCCGCACGCTGCAGCAGGAATATCAGCGGGCCGCGAGTGCTCGCTCAACATTAGGAATCCGTTCCGAGCGTGATATTCAGCGCGAAATAGCGCAAACACAGGGTGCCTACAATCGTCTGTTACGCACCGGCACGCTCACCGCAAATGAACAGACCCGCGCCTTTCGGGCGATGACGAATCAGGTTGCGCAGCTGCGCGCTGAGCTCAACGGGGCCGGTCAGTCGATGTCCCGCATGGAACGTGCCCGAATGTGGGGAGGCAACGTCACGGCGATCGCCGGGGGTGTTACTGCAGCGGCCATGATTATTAAAGACCCCGTACAGCGGCAAATGGCTTATGAGGCCCGCAATGCTGAAATTGCTAACACCGGCTATAACGAGATCCCTCCAGAAGAACGGTTAAAAAAAATACCAGTACTAAATGCAGCAATAAGAAATGCTGTTCGTTATGGCGGTGGAACACCAGAACTTACTCAGGAGGCATTGAATACATTGCTTTCTAAGGGGTCGGTAGATAAAAACACTGCGATGAAAATTTTGCCGGATGTTATGCGGTATTCGACAGCATCAGGCGCTAATCCTGAAGAACTGGCTAAAATTGCTTCCGCCGCTATCGCTAACTTTGGCATTAAGCTTGAAGAACTCCCGGCTCTTTTCGATAAGCTCATTCGCTCAGGAGAAAATGGGGGGTATGAACTTGCCGATATGGCCAAGTCCATGCCAGAAACGATGACCAAAGCAAACGCGATTGGTATGTCTGGCCTTGCGGACGTCGATAAACTTGCGGCCTGGTATCAGGCGAACTCGCTTACGGCGGGTGATAACAGTCAGGCAGCAACAAACGTCAATAACTTCCTCGACAAAATCACCAGCGCTGACACTCAGAACGCATTAAAAAACTATAAATTCCGGGTAAACGGCAAAGTGATGAACTACACCGATTATCTGGCCCAGCAACGAATGAACGGGGTCAGTGTCCCCGATGCTTTTATGGGCGCAGTTTCAGGCATTGTGTCGCAAGATAAGCGGGTACAGTCCCTCAGGGCGGATGCGAAGAAATATAAGGGCACAGACCGGGAAAAAGAGATTAACGCAGCGCTGGATGTCGTAGTTGCTTCAATTATTTCGAAGATAGTTGCGGATCAACAAGCGGGTATGGCTCTGAAAACTAACATTTTGATGAGGGATTATATTAAGGAGCAGCAGTCCGGTACTCGTAATTCATCAGGTGCTGGTGCTGCATCATTCAAAGTTATTTCGTCCACGAATGCCTTCAAATCGCAGCAGCTTGAGTCTGAGAAAGTGTTTGCCGAACAGGACGCCATGAAGCCCCTGGCAGATCTTTATGGAGATTTATCAACCAAGCTTGTTGATTATGCCAAAGAGTACCCACAATTAACCACGGCCCTGTCAGGTGCCACTACAGGTATTAAAGCGATGACGGCTGCTGCGGTGGCCTTTGCCACGCTCAATTTTCTCACCGGCGGTAAAGTCATCCCATCGTCCTCTCCGGTACCTCCAGGAAAACTACCAACAGGGGGTTCAGGTGCGTGGGGATGGGGGGCTAAATTGTTTGGCGCAGGAATGTCTGCAACAGCAATCGCGACTTTCACTACCCGTGAAGAAGACGAGGAAATGACTAATGGGCCGGCCAAATGGTCTGCCTTACGATCCCGTTACAGTCAGGAGCGTATTGATAAAGCGAGAAAGCTTTATCAGCCCTGGTATCAGATTGGCAAAGGGTATGCCAGTGAAAACGAAGAATGGTTATCCCGTCTGGATAAGGATGAGGCTAACGGAACGGTGCCTTCCTGGTGGACTCCACCAACAGATATTCGCGTTCCTGAGTCCGCGAACGGTTACCCGGTACCACCGTTCGCCCGGACGCCTGCACAGCAGCCGCCCATCAATATCACCACCAAACTTGAACTGGATGGCCGGGTCATTGCTGAGGCAGTGAATGAGGTTAACAACCAGTCCGCCGCCCGTGGCCCGCAGGGAGGACCGCACTGATGGCATGGGAAACCGATCTGCAGGACGCCAGCTTCAGGGGCGTCGCGTTCGATATCATCAACACCCGTGACAGCGTGCAACGTGATATCGCCCAGCACGAGTACCCGTATCGCAATGGGGCCAATATTGACGATCTCGGCGGCAAGCCCCGCAGCCTGCAGTGTCAGGCGGTCTTCTTTGGCGACGACTACGAAAGCCGGCTGCAGGCGTTTATCGCTGCTCTCGATACGCGCGGTCCGGGTGAGCTGATTCACCCGGTGTTCGGCTCCATGCCGGATATGCAGTGTTACGTCTACCAGGTGAATCACGAGGCCGACAACCCCGACTACTGCACCGTTGACCTGCAGTTCCTGCAGTCAGGTCTGGATGTCGAATTCTTTGTTCGTGACTGGCCACTCAGCCAGGCTGACGCCATTTTCAACCAGGCTCAGGGGATCCTCGATAACGCCGCCACGCTGCTGGATAACGCCATGAAGCCGCTACGAACGGCGCGGCAGTATCTGGCCCGGGCCAAAGCGCTGGGCGTGACGGCGCTGAATATGGTTGCGGTTCTGCGCGGTGATATCACCGGTTTTATCAGCAGCACCACCGATTTTGTGAATTTTCCGTCCGCTTTCATGAACGATATTCAGTCGGCCCTCAGCCTGCAGAGCTCAGCGGCGATGAGCTCCATCAGCAGCGACTCTGCCGTCTATGCGTCAGCGCCGGCCGTGGTCATCGCGGACTGGGCGGCGGTAAAAACACAGGCCGATGAAGTGGCCGCGCTGCCGGCGGGTCTGGTCACTGGCGATGTAACCGCATCAGTCGAGATGCCGGCGAACGTGACCACCAGTGATATCCGCGAGCTCATCGCGATGACCATGATCAGCGTGGCCATCGAGCTGGCGCAGCAGGCGTCAGACCTTCTTAGTGATGAGACCATCACGGCTTCACTCAGTCCCGCTGATATCAGTCTGATCGCCGGTGATGCCCGTCAGGCGGTACAGAACGCCATCGACAGCGTGCGCAGTACCTGGGCGGCGGAGATGGAGAACGTCAGCAGTTCAGAGACGTCGATCGCCCTGCAGTATCAGCCGGTGATTGATGGCCTGCGCGATACTGCGCTATCCCTGCAGTCGATGGCTGTGGCCCTGATTAATGCCCGGCCGCCGATGATTCAGCGCACGGTGGCCAGCGCCTCGAACCTGCACCTGCTGGCGCATCTGTGGTACGGCGACTACACCCGCGCCGGCGAGCTGAGGCTCCTGAATCCGTCCCTCCGGGACCCTAACAACATCATCCCGGGGGACGTGCTGAATGGCTACGCAGAATAAACAGGCCGCGCAGGATATCGACCTCGACAAAGTCTCTGTGATCGTCGGTGGTAAGGTGCATTCCGACTGGTCCGGCTACGGTATCGACAGCGACTTTCTTATCCCCGCCGATGCCTGGTCGATGCGTCTCGGCTTGCCTGCCGGTATCTTTCCTGAAGGCGTGGCCCGGGGTGTTCCTGTTCAGGTTCGCGTCGGGCCGGATGTGGTGATGACCGGGCGCATAGATCGGGTTTCTCGTACCGTCAGCCGGGATCAGGTATCGCTGTCCGTCACCGGCCGTGACGGTGCGGCCATCCTGGTGGACTGCGCATCACCTTTGCTGACCAGCCGTCAGGCCAGCCTGGAAGAAGTCATCGCCCAGGTCGTGCGGCCGCTGGGTATCAAAAACATCGAGCTGCACGCCGAGAGCTCGATCCGCAATGACAAAATCACCACCGAACCGGGCGAGCGTGCCTGGGATATCCTGCTGCGGGCCTGTGCCGGTCGCGGGCTCTGGCCGTGGTTCCGGCCTGATGGCACGCTGGTTATCGGTGGCCCGGATTACACGGCCGCGCCGGTGGCCACACTGGTGATGCGCCGTTCCGGCGAGGGCAATAACCTGCTCAGCCTCACCGATGAAAGCAGCATGGAGCGCAGCTTCTCCCGGCTCACCGTGCTGGCGCAGGGGCATGCACACTCGACCAACAACAAGAAAGAGCTGGGGATTATCGACGTCAGCAGCACCACCCCGCTGACAGTGACCGAAGATACCGACACCGCCGACACCACCGAGACCGAACTGGACACGGGCCTCCCGGAGACCGGCCAGCACGGTCTGACGTTTACCGTGGAGGATCCGACTGTCACCTATTACCGGCCGCAGGTGGTGGTCATGCATGACGCTGATGACCTGGAGCAGGTCCGCTACCGCGCCCGCAAGATGATGGCCGATGCCCGCCTTGAGGGGTACAGCCTGATTGCCCGGGTTCAGGGGCACCGGACCAGCGACGGTGTGTTATGGGAACCCGGGCAGCGCATCCACGTTATCAGCGAGCCGCATGGCATCGATGCCGTCTATTTTCTGATGGGGCGGGAGTTCACCGGCGGCCGCCCGGGCGGCGCGGTGACCACGCTCAGGCTGAAAGAAGACGGAGTCTGGATACCCGACGCGTGGCCGAAGAAGAAAAAGGCCCGCAAGGGACGGAAAAAGAAAAAACAGGAGACAGCGATAATCGATGTGGAACCAGGTTGATTTACGTATCCGCGCTGCGCTGCGGGGTATTCGTCTCGCGTTCAGGGGGCGTTTAACCCGTGTTAAAAGCGATTTAAGTATCCAGCAGGTGCAGCTTAAAGGGCTTGCCGGCGAGCAGCTGCAGGACGCCGAACTGTTCCAGCACTTCGGGTTTACCAGTTGCCCGCCTGCCGGCACTCAGTGTATCGTTCTCCCCATTGGTGGCCAGACATCGCACGCCATCATCATTGCCACCGAGAACGGCGCATACCGCCTGCAGGTGGCCAGCGGCGAGATGGCCATCTACTCTGACGAAGGCGCTTTTGTGCATATCAAAAAGGGCCGCATTGTCGAGGTGGAGTGCGACGAGTACCACGTAAAGACAAAAAAATATACCGTGGAAGCAGAGGACTATGGCGTCACCGCCACCGCCGGCGCAACATTTGAGACACCATTACTCAAAGCCTCTGACCAGCTTGCTGACGGGAAATCCACGCTTGATGCGATGCGTGAAACCTATGATGACCATGACCACGATCATGGTGGCGATGCCGGCACCACGGATAAACCGAACCAGCAGATGTAACCCCGCCATATCCACTGAAGCCTTTCTACTGAAGCCCCTCAACTTATACCTGCCTGTCCACTCTGCCATGATGGCAGCGTGGACAGACTATTAGACCCGACAACCGGCGATTACGCCGGCACGAACACCAGCACCCTGGCTAACGCAGTGTATCTGCGTCTGACCATCCCGCTCGGCTCGTGGTGGGCGCAGCCGGATGTCGGTTCAAAGCTTTATCTGCTGAGGAGAGAGAAAGATGTAACCCGCGTACATAAGCTCGCTCGCCAGTATGCCGAAGAGGCGCTGGCACCGCTGACGGCCGACACGGATGGCCGGGCAAAAAGTATCACAGTAGAAACTTTTCAGGGGGAGCCGGGCTGGCTCCTTTTATTGATCACCGTTATTCAGGCCGATGGTATTACCGTCACCTTTAAGCATTTTGTGAGGGTTATTTAATGCCGTTTATCACGCCAACGTTTGAAGATATCCGCAGCGATATTCTGCGCGATATTAAAAACCTGAATCCCGACGCGGATACTGGCGTTGATAGTGACCTGTATATCCGGGCCAGCGCATCGGCCAGCGTGGCCACCGGTATTTATCAATATCAGGGCTGGATAGTTCGCCAGATATTTCCTGACACGGCCGATACCGAATTTCTGGAATGGCACGCCCGTACGCGCGGCTTGTATCGCAAGTCGGCCACCACGGCCAGCGGCATCCTGACTGTTACCGGCGAACCCGGCGCGACGGCAGCGGCCGGCTACAGTGTGACGCGCGGCAGCCTGATGTATACCACCACAGCAGCGATCACGCTCGATGCCGAGGGTAACGGTACAGTAGCGGCGAGCTATTCCACTGCCGGCGCTGCAGGGAATACCACCGCGATCACTACAGGCACGTTCACCAGCACGCCGACAGGGTTCGACAGCACCGTTATTATCGGGGTTATGTCCGGGGGAACTGACCAGGAATCCGATACTGAGCTACTGGCGCGTTTGCTGGACATTATTCGCCGCGCTCCAGCCGGCGGGAATAAGTACGATTACCGCCGCTGGGCGATGTCCGTGGATGGCGTCACGGCCGCTTATGTTTATCCCTTGCGGCGTGGGCTGGGTACTGTTGACGTGGTCATTACCTCGGCCGACGGTTTACCCTCTGCCGAAATTATTGCCGCCACGCAGGCATATATTGACGATGTACGTCCGGTAACAGCGAAGAACTGCCTGGTACTGGGGCCGACGATTAAAACGATAGACCTTGTTATTCAGGTTTCGCTTGATGGTGTGACAATTGATGTGGCGCGTGAAAATATTATTTCCACGCTGACCGACTATATCAATAAATTACCGCCGGGTGAGCCCTTTATTCGCTCACAGGCCGAGATGCTGATTTCAATCGTGACCGGCGTCGTTGACCGGGTCATCGTCTCGCCGACGTCGAACGTATTTCCTGACGTCAGTGAAACCGTTGTGGAATGGATCCGGGTTGGCAGCATCGAGGTATCGCAGCTATGAGTAATGCGAAGAACCTCTTATCCCTTTTACTGCCACCGGTTGCCTACGATACGCAGCAACCAGCTCTATCTGCTGAACTATCGGCAGAGGGTAATGCATTCGATGCCACGGATGAATCAGCAAATAATGCACTGAACGCTGTTGCACCCTTTTTTGCTGATAACCTGCTGACAGACTGGGAGCGTGTTTTAGACGTCACGCCTAATGAGGATGACGGGTATCAGCAGCGTCTCGATCGGGTGCTGATTAAGCTGTCAGAAATTGGTGGTTTAAGTATTCCGTATTTTATCACCATGGCCAGCAGGATTGGCTACACCATCACCATTGATGAATTACAGCCATTCAGGGTTGGTTCCAGTCGTTGCGGTGACACGCTCTATATAGACGATATTATTTTTACATGGCGGGTAAACGTCTATGGGTTAGAAGTTCCACTTTATTATTTCCGCACGGGGACTTCCCGTGTTGGCGAACGGCTCATGACGCTGGGCGATAAAGTTCTTGAAACCACATTCAATGAATTAAAACCCGCACATACCCTTTGTTATTTCCTCTACGAATCCGAAATGACTTATCCACTTTATCTGGATGGATCATTTGCGCTGGATGGCGAACAGCCAATGACCGGCTACGTAGAAAAGACCACCGATTAACGGAGTATTTTATGCAAAGCCTGATGCCTCCGGTTGATGCACCAAATAATGAGTTCAGCGACGGTAACCCCTCGCTGGGGACGTTAGGAACCATTGTCAGGGCACTTTTCCTGAATAATGTGCAGGATGCCATCCGGTCTGTACAACGTGAATTATTGTCAATTCTGGCCGCTGCAAATATCAACCCTGATGGTGACAGTGATAACCAAGTATTGCAGGCCATCAATAAAATCATGGTGGATTCAAATATGTCGGTACCTTACGGTATACCGCTGCCATGGCCAACCAGTACGCCACCGACGGGATATTTAATCTGCAACGGTGCGTCATTCAGCGCGGCGACCTATCCGAATCTGGCTGCGGTTTATACTGGCGGCTCGTTACCTGATTTACGTGGCCAGACAATCAAAGGGTTACCGGCCTCTGGTCGTGCGCTGCTAAGTCTTGAGGCTGATGGAAATAAATCCCATACGCATAACGCATCTGCATCGGCTACTGATTTAGGAACCAAAACCACCAGCAATAACGGTGACCATAGTCACTCCTGGGGTTCTGGTATGCAGAAACAAGGGGGGAGCGATCAGGAAGTGGGTAGCAATAGTGGCGATGGTTTCGGGACAACTTCAACAGCTGGTGCGCATACACATGATGTTGTTTTGGGATCGCACTCTCACACGATTACTGTCGATGCGTCTGGTAATTCAGAGACCACGGTTAAAAACATGGCATTTCATTATATTGTGAGGGCGGCGTAATGTCTGGCGATATTAAGGCAATATTTGACAGCAATTTGATTGCAACCCAGGCGGGTACGACTCAGGTATTTCATTTTGATATGACGTCCCGTGAGTTTATTGGTACTGAGGAAGTTTATATTCATGTCGGTGTCGGCCTTCCTGCATTTTCATGCATGGAAGAACCACCGGTACAAAGTGAATATCAGGTCGCTGTTCGTTCTGAAGATAATTCATACTGGTCCGTTATCGATGATTATCGCGGTATCACTGTCTATGACATTCAGACGCTGGCCAGCAACGTTATTACCGAGACTGGCCCCATCCCCGATAGTGTAACGACCTCAGCACCATCAACCCCATACGACAAATGGGACGGCTCAGCCTGGGTAACCGATGCAGACGCTCAGCATGCGGCTGATGTTGCTGTTGCTGATATGCAGAAAAAAGGTCTGATTACTCAGGTATCGGCGGATATTTCCATTCTTCAGGATGCCGTCGCGCTGAATATGGCTACTGATGAAGAAAAATCACGATTAACCTCTTTGCAAACGTATCGGGTATTGCTTAACCGTATTGATACATCTACAGCGCCTAATATTGTATGGCCGGCTTTGACTCACTCGGAGGCCAATGATGCCTAATTTACCCGAAAGCCCATCCTGGGAGCCTGGCATTCATCAACTAGAAGAGACTGATCGGGCTAAAGCAGGCCCGGGTGGAGTATTAAACATCCCCGCCACTCAGTTGGCGAATCGCACTAAATATCTTCTTGAGCTTGTTAAGGCGATCCCAGATTACAGGGAGTATACATTCTACACCACAGAAAGCGATCCAGACGGTACGATTCAAGGAGTGGCTTCGACCAAAGAGGGTCAGGCGTTTCGTGTCGGGCTCGGTGAACGCATGGGCTTTCGTTATTATATTCATCAC